CCTTAGAAGCTTTCTTAGGTCCCCAATCTTTTCTTTTTACTCCTGAAGGGTCCTTTGCTTTTCCTGCACAAATTTTAGATGCATATGCATTAGCGTAAGCTGATGGATAAACTTTAAATTTTCTTTTTGCAGCTGATTTTCCTCTAGCGCATAATTTTGTCATATTTTTTGCATTCCTGGATTAGTTGATAATATATTTTTTTCCGCTCTAGGTCTAGCTACTGAATCTTTACTTCTTTTACGTAGTTGAGCAACTGCAGATTCTTTAATTCTTTTTTCTTTAATTAATTTTTGTAAATCTCTAGCTAAATTCATTTTTTATCCTTATTCATTCCGCCCCTGAAGATCTGGGTTCCCTTTATACCATAGATGCTCGCCACGACAAGAATCCACAAATTTGTGAACCAGCTCGGAAGCTGCGAGAACATGTCGAAGAACAATTTTACTTTGTCCATCGCTCCGGGGTCGTCACTTATGACAGCCCAACTCAGGACCGCTATTGGCGCTGACAAAATTATTAAAACTGCCTCGTCCTTCCAGTCTGAATTTCTGGATTCTAAAAGTTTTCCTTGGTAAGCTTCCTCACCTTGAGCCATCTTTCTTGCATGCATCATTTGTGCGTCCGCCATCAGCATCTTTGTCTCTTGACGCTTCTTGAAGATGTGCGTACCTGCTTGTGCCGCCAATTTTATCGCGCTTAACCACATGATATTTATCCTGTCTCCTTTTACTCATGAATTCTATCATTTTATCCATTACAAGGAAAGCCCTGTAACCATTGATTCTCCATCTCCAGGTCGGAGTATGGTGTGGTTTTCTTATTTTACAAGGAAACATCTGACCTTTAAACATATCTACAAATTTTTGTAGTGTATCTCGGTCTGTCATCTCTATTGTGCAGGCAAATTCTTTTTTTCTTCCTATTCCCTTTGACCAAATGCCAAAACTTCCTTCTCCATCAAATATTCCAGCTAAAAAAATTAATTTAGATTGTACTGGAAGACTTTCGTATGAGTTTTTTGGTGTATTGCTTAACACTTTTAAACTTCTTTCGGGTTAGTCCTTGTGGGTTTGGCCCTTTTTTAGGCGGTGGGCCATAACGTACGCCTCCACTTAATCCTCTTTCATTATTTCTTGGCAATTTTTTCTCTCGCTACTTTTAATCGTTCATCAGACTGTTGTGCTTGTTCACTTAACTTATCATATTGGAAATCTAATCTAGATGCTTCTTGTTGCATGTCCATTTGAGCTCTCATTTTTGTCTCTTCAGCTTTTCTTTGAAGGTCCATAGCTTTTAAATCTATCTCTTGCTGTTTTAATTTTACAAGTGGGTCTTGTTTTCCTGCTGCTTGTTGCATTTCCCCTTGAATTAATTGTTCTGTAATCTCTGCAACAGCAGTTGCCACTGCTTTATCAAATCTAATTTGAAATTCTTGTGGATTTGATTGTTGTAGCATGGTCATATTGGGATCACTCATTAATTGTTCTCTTACTTCTTGTGTTGCTTTAAATGAAACGTGATCAGAAATATGAGATTGCAGTAAAGCATAAACAGGTGGATTGATTTGAACCATTCTAGATTGCATAAATGCCATGTGAGCTGCAATATGAGCATCATGATCTTGAAATTCAAAAGCAGTTAGTAGCTGCATCTGCAAAGCACGTGCATTTTCTTTCGCTGGATCCATTGGTTCAGGAGCCGGTGGCGGTGGTTTCAATAATGCTTCAATTTGTTTAGTGCCTAACGCTTCATAAACTCTTCTGTATGCTTCATGAATATTGTGTAGCTGTGGATTTGATTGAGCTACTTGTAATTGTGTCTGTGCAAGCATAACTCTTTGAGCCATGCTCATAATATTGGGATCAGCGACTGGTAAAATATCTACCTTGTTATCAAAATCTTGTGCTTTAATCATTCTTGGACCACCATAAACATCATAAGGATATTCCGGGGGTAAAAACTCACCCATAATTCTTGCTAAAATTTTAAATTCTATTTTCATAGCGTAGTAACAACGCTTATGAACACCACTCATTACACGTGATCCTCTTTCCATTAAAGCAACTGTAGTTCCCACCGATCTATTTTGTGTATCGTTACCTACACCTGAATCAGTAATAGCAGCAAACTTTTGTCCTGCCTGAACTAAGAAACCTAATAGATTAAATAAAGTTGTTGAGGGTTCTGTAAAGGGTAAATTAAAAAATTGATCTCTAATATTACCACCAGGTGCATCTACATCTCTAAACTCTCCTGGTTGAATTGGTTGATCATCATCTCTAACTCTAATACCACGGGATTTAAATCCTGCGGGTAAATTTTTTAAAGTACCTGCATCAATTAATTGTCTTAAAGATTGTGTTGCAGCTTGTGATAAACCACCAATCATATGTGTAAGGCCAAAACCATAAAAGCCAAGGCCGGGTAAAAATTTGTAATGTACGAAATATTCAATTCTTTTGTATGTAGGATCATCAGGTCTGTAATTTCTATAAATAGATAAAACTTCTCCTGAGCTTTCATCAATAGTAACTACATAAGGAATTTTTACATTCTTTGCACGTGAATCAAACTTCTCATCATAATCATCTAAATGTAAATCAACATGCATTTCTAAAATTGTATTTAAAGCATCGTCACCAGTACTTTTAACACCTTCAAGCTCGTCTATCTTATCTTGCACGTTGTCCGTTGTCTCATTATTACCTGTCAATTCTACTTCACGGTAGAATCCTGCTGACATTTGTTTTAAGACTTCGTTCTCCGTCATCTTTTGTACGTGTGTAATTCTATCTGTATCTTTTAAATCTGAAGCATAATAAGGAACTACTAAATCTTCTGCTGGAATAAATTTAGATACAGGCCTTTGCTTTAATGAGTCGTAATATATTTTTTTAAAAGTGCTACCGGACAATGGTAAATAAAAAAGCATTTGGTCCATATCCGTTGTATACTCTTCCATCTTTTCCATGAGCATGTAGTTCATGTACTCTTTAACTCTATCTGCTTGCATCTCAATTGGTGGTGTTTGAATTCCAACAATTTGAGTTCTTACAGGGCCATCAGAAGGTACTAGTTCTTTATAAGCTTGTGCTTGAAATTGTGTAACACTTTCCGCTAACAACGGATGAGTGACATTGGATGCACCTTTAAATGGTCTGGATACTTCTCTATACCTAACACCTAAAAGATCTAAACCTTTTATGTAAGCCTCTTCCCATTCTTTTCTTGATTCTCTATCTTTTTTATAATCATCTACAAGTTCAGTGGACATACGAGATAAAGTTCTCTCGTCCATGTCTTCTGCTAAATTAGCATTAAAATCATCTTGAAGTTTTTGTTCAGGAGATTCTTCTCCTTCTATTGTTACTTCGTCAACTTCCTCATCGATAATAGGCTGGCCTTCCTGTAATTCTACTTTTTCTTCTTCCGTTATTTCAGGAATATTACTTTTCTCAACAGCCATATATATTTATCCTTTTAGCCTTACCGGGGCTGAATAGCAACTAATAAAGTTTAGTCGCTTTGTTTCTGCCAAGCTTACAGCTAGCAGTAACCGAGCCACCTTTATTATATTTTTTCATCGTCATTCCTCCACCCATTTTTTTTAAGGGAGTCATAATCCTATTTTCTCTTTTTTTTCTAAGTCTATCCCCTAGATCACTTCCCATTCTTCCACCTGGTGTAAGTTTTCCAATTCTGTCCATTAATCTTTTAAGACCACTTTTATTTTTGTCAGACATTCTTTTACTTTCATCTGCTCCACCACCTTTTTTAGATCTCTCTTTAAAACGATTAAGTTGCTGTTTAAGTTTAGCAAGTGTTTCTGGATTCATCATGTTTCCAATTTTTGGTTTTTGTTGTGGTCCCGTTGGATTTCTTCTAGAACCACCTACTAGTCCACGTCCCGTTGGACTTTTAGAACCACCTACTGGTCCACCTGCTTTTTTACCAAGAATTCTTTTAGCTAATAGTGCTGGAGATAAAAACTCTGCTCCCTTTGCACCTTTCTTTTTTGCTTTTTTCATAGCCATTACTCCCAAGAAAGCTTTTTGTACTTTACCTGGTTTAACTTGTTCGTCTTGAAGGCCCATGCCAGATGTTCTAGCTGCACCATATCCTTTTGTTGATTTATTCATCATAGCTCCTTTGTTTGCTGCTGTGTATTTTAATTTACCCTTTGGTCCATATTCTGAAATAGGGTTTTGTTTTTTTATTAAATCTCTTTTTCTTTTTTCTTTAGAAATTGCAGAACCTCCGCCTTTTCTTTTCATCATTTTTTCTGCTCTTTCTTTATCGGATTCAGAAAATCTTTCTTTTCTTTCTTTAGATTTTTGTCTCGCGTATTCTGAAACAAAATTTTTAATTCCTGATTCTACAGGTCGGTATGAATCAACATCTGCAAGGATTTCTTTTCTGGATACAAAAACTTTTGCCCCTGTTTTTTTATTTATAGCTCTAATCAGTTTTTCTTGGCTATCATTACTTTTCTTAACATAATCTTTAAGTCCTGGAGTAGAGCCTCCTCTTTTTCTTTTCATCATTTTAAAATCTTCACCAGATATTTTGCCATCTTTGTTTTTATCTAATTTAACTTGACCACCTGAAAGCATCTTACTTTTTTTAAGA